CCTGTTGTTGAGAAGGTCAAGGCAAAGCCTGTGACCAAGAAAAGAAGATTGAAGAAAGCTCCAAAGAGTGAAGAGTAAAGAGTGTTTAAAAAAGCGGAGGGACAGTAAATGGCTATACCAAAATTAAGTCCAGTAAGCCAAACAAGTGCGGTTGTTTTGCCGCCGACTGGCTCTACAACCGATGTCTCCTCTGCTGTACCTCTTGGAGTCTACACAGGCTCTTTTGATTTCTTGTCTGGAGCAGCAGATCAAGTTGCTTACACTTATCAAAAGCTCGGTGGGGATATCCTTGATATCGAGGTTACTTCAGGTTCTGTATATGCAAACTATGAAGAAGCCTGTCTAGAATATTCCTATATCGTAAATATGCATCAGGCGGTTAACAGTCTTGGCGATGTACTTGGCCAAGCCACTGCAAGCTTTGACCATAATGGTGTGATTAGGGGCGGTGATCCCTTGAGCGGTAGTCAGGTTGAGCTTAAATATCCAAAGTTTGATATTAGATATCCAAAGAGAGTTGGACCTGCTGTGGCACAAGCTGCTGGATTTGGCGGCACAAGACCGTACTACTCAGCATCAATCGCATTGGAAACAGGCATACAAGACTATGATCTACAGAACATTATTTCTAGTTCTGCTGCTGTTTCTGATTCCGGATATCCATATGCTCTAAAAGTAAATAACAATAGAGTTACTATTGAGAGAGTGTTCTACAAAACACCACAAGCTATGTGGAGATTCTTTGGTTACTATGGCGGGCTAAACGTCGTTGGTAATGGCTCCATTTATGGTTACGGTCAATATACCGATGATTCTACTTTTGAAGTCATTCCAGTGTGGCAAAACAAAATGCAAGCTATGGCTTATGAAGATCATCTATATACAAGACTATCACATTATTCATACGAAATTCATAATAATGTTCTAAGGCTCTACCCAGAACCAGATGCTAATTTGGTCCCTAACCTTTGGGTTGACTTTACTATTGATAATGACTCAAATTCTTGGGAAGACCAAGACAATCAAGAGACAGGGGTAAACGGTATCAACAATATGAATACGTTGCCTTTTACAAATATTCCTTATGAATCAATCAACTCTATCGGCAAGCAGTGGATTCGAAGATTCGCTTTGGCACTTACGAAAGAGACTTTAGGACAGATAAGAAGTAAGTTTAGTACAATTCCAATACCGGGAGAGTCAGTAAACTTAAACGGTTCAGATTTGATTTCACAAGGAAAAGATGAACAACAAAAGCTTAGAGAAGAGCTTAAGACAACACTTGCGGACATGACATATGCCAAGATTGCAGAACAGGAGGCTACACTCATGGAAAATGTCAACAAGACTAACAAGCTTATTCCTATGCTTATTTATCAAGGGTAGATAAATGTCTACGAATAATAAATGGACACAACCCTCTAATCCTCCTCCTCCGCTCTTTACTGGTAAAAAAGAAAGAGATCTTGTAAAGCAAGTTAATGATGAGCTTATTGAGAAAGTAATTGGTCAAACAATTGCTTATTATCCGATTGATATTAAGAGAACTAATTTTCATGATCTTTACGGAGAAGCTATCACGAAAACCTTTTTACCACCCATTAGAGTTATGGCTTTGATACAGCTAGTTGATTTTACGTCAGTTTATACCAACAATATTGGCGTAGATTTTAAATCAACCATCAAAGTACACTTTCACAAAAGAAGACTGACAGAAGATCAAGATCTCTATGTTAGAGAAGGAGACTTTGTGTTGTATGGTGACATCTTCTATGAGATTACCAATCTCAGTGAATCTAGATTGTTTGGACAGATTGATAATAAAATGGAAATAGCCGCTAACTGCATTGCAGCAAGGGAGGGAACGTTTAATGCCCAGTGACGAGACAATAGTTGGAGAAGATAATCCACTTGTTCAGGACATTAAATTTATGCCCTCTACAATTGAAACTATCGATGTTGCTTTGTATAATTGGATTAACGAAGAGGTCAATCCATATGTAACAACCAATAAAGGCTGGGAGAAAGTTAAGATTCGCTGGGTTAGTGGTGAAAGAAGTTGGCAATTCAAGGCAGATCGGGATATAAGAGATTCAAACGGAAGATTGATCTTGCCGATAATAACAATTAAAAGAACAGATATGCGTAAAGACCCTAACATGAAAGGCGTCGCATGGGCACACATTCCTAATGCTCCTGACGAAAAGGGCGGCGCTCGTAGCTTGGTTGTTGGGCGAGTAATCAATCAAAAGAAAACTTCTGAGTTTGCAAATGCCACTTCGCAGAGGCTCTATAATAAAAACACTTTCCCATTCAATAACAGAAAGATTGTCTATCAGACAAAGACCTTTTCTATTCCGGTCTATGTCACAATGACTTACGATATTTCTTTCAGAACTGAATATATTCAGCAGATGAATGAGGTTGTAACACCTTTCTTAACGACCACCGGTCAGATCAATAACTTCTTTATTAATAACGATGGTCATAGATTTGAGGGCTTTATCCAAGGCGACTTATCAGATAACAGTAATGCTTCAAATCTTTCCGAGGAAGAAAGATATTACGATAAAACATTAAGTGTTAAAGTTCTTGGCTACCTAATCGGTAAAGACAAGAACGATGAAAGACCTCGTGTTTCTATCAGAGAGAACGCAGTCGAAGTTAAAATACCCAGAGAACACGTCATCATGGGTGATATTAACGAATACATAAAGAAGGGTTTTTATAGATCCTAATGTGAGTTTAGATATTTAATATACTATTTACTTACGAAACTCGGAAAACTTTGTTTATTCCACAGGAGACTATAGATAATGTCAGATGTAAGAAAGTTCAAATTTATTTCACCCGGAATCTTCTTGAGGGAGATTGACAATTCACAGCTTCCAGCTGTTGCAGAAGAAGTTGGCCCAGTGCTAATCGGTCGAGCACTTAAGGGACCAGCCAACAGACCTTATAAGGTTAGCTCTTTTAGTGAATTTGTCGATGTTTTTGGCGACCCAGTTGCTGGCGGCGCTGGCGGTGACTATTTCCGAGAAGGAAATATTGCTGGTCCTACTTATGCTGTTTACGCTGCTCAGGCTTATCTAGATGCCCAAGTTGGTCCAGTTACATTTGTTCGTACCCTTGGTGAAGGTCATCCTGACGCAGACACAACCGGTCTCGCTGGCTGGGATACTGACAGAGAGTTTTCCGGCGATCAGGATTTTGACGTCAGAATGCAGGCAGGCGGTGCTTATGGGCTCTTTGTTATGCAGTCTGGCTCCGGAAATGGTAATTTACAACAATTAGGCATGACTGGATCACTCGCTGCAATATTCTACTGTAACTCAGGCTCTTCAGTCTTGTTGTCAGGTAATGTTCGTCCAACCAGCAACACTGCCGCTCCATTCCCTGCCTCAGGGTCTGCTCTTGTTGTTGAGTCTGATGCGAATACTCAATTTACTGCTATGGTCATGAATGATGTTGGCGATCAGTTAATTAAAACTGAGTTCAACTTCAACCGTAGCAGTGACAAATATATTCGTAAGGTGTTCAATACCAGCCCATTCACTGTTAACAGCACAATTACTAATCAAGCAACCTTGTATAAGGGCGAGTCAAGATATTGGCTCGGTGAGACTTATGAAACTCATCTCTTTGAAAAGCTTGGCGGAAACACTGGAAAAGTTTACGGCTTTATTGCTGCTATTAACTCCGGCTCGACAGATTTTGACGAGGCTGGTGCTAACCACTGGGGTGATCGTAGAACTAGTTACATAAGTCCACGGACTGGTTGGTTCTTCTCGCAAGACCTTGTTAGTGTTGGCGGCGCAGGTAACCCAGACTTTGACGCAACTCAAATGACTAAGCTCTTCCGCTTCCATGGTCGTGATGGCGGCGAGTACATTCAGAATAGCTACAAAGTTTCTATTCAGGATATTAGAGCAGCAACTAATGAGTTTGATGATTATGGCACATTCTCAGTTGTGGTTCGTGCAGCATCAGATGCTGATGCTAAGCCAGTAATTATTGAAAGATTCTCCGAATGTAACCTTAACCCAAGATCTGAAAACTATATTGCAAGAAAGATCGGTGATCGTTATGTCGAATGGGATTACAATGATGGTCGTATGAGAGAGTACGGCGAATTCAATAATCAGTCTGAGATTATTAGAATCGAGATGAACCCGGATATCCAGAGCTTTGATGCTCGTCTCTTGCCATTCGGCGTCTTTGGACCTCCTAGACCTCCCGGTTTCATGGTTCTTTCCGGCTCATCACAAGGGGCGTCTGGTGTTGATCCCACAAGAAACGTTGTTCCTCTTCTTGGCGATGCATGGCAGGTTAACCTAACCACTGGCTCATTGGAGCAAGCTTCTGCATCTTACTCATATGTTGAAGGATCCGGCGCTGTTGCAATGCCATATGTCGGCATCGGCAGTGCTTATCTCAGCGATGCTGCAACTCAGCGCATGGAAATTCAGACTAGTGTTGGAGGAACCGCATGGGGTGCTGGCTATCAGTTTACCGCTTCTCTGTTCTTCCCTGCTACTGCAACAAGACTTTCTGCTTCAGATCATGGCACCGGCAGACCTCGGGACGCTTACTGGGGTCTCCAGACACACCCATGGACTTCAACCAGAGCCGCAACTACGTTCGATCAGGGATATCGTGACTACCTTCGTGGTCTACCTCTGTCAGAGACAGCACGGTTTGCATCTATCACTGGTCCTCCTGCTAACAATGAATACTCTTGGATCTTCACCCTTGACGACGTTGTTGTTCCGGGTGGCAAGCTTGCAGATGCTTACTGGGCTTCTGGCTCAAGAAATGGAAGAAGCCGATACAACACAGTCTCAACTGGCGACTCTGTAACTTCCGCTTCCTATACAGCAGCACTAGATTCCGGAATTAACCGATTCACTTCACCACTATTCGGTGGTTACGATGGATTTAACATCAAGGAGAAGGATCCATTCCGAGATGGGTACATGACCACTTCTGCTACCAAGCTCAACAACTATGCGTTCAATACTATTGAAAAGACTGTCAACACTGTTGCAGATCCTGAGTTTGTTGAGATGAATATGCTAAGTGTTCCCGGTATTGTCAATGAGCAACTCACACAGAGAGTTCTCAATGTCTGCGAGGACCGTGGAGATGCACTAGGAATTATCGATCTACGTGGCGTCTATCAGCCATTCACAGAGAACTACGATAGCTTCCAGACTCGTGTTAACGCGACCTCATTGGATACAGTTATTAGCGACCTTAGAGACAGAGGAATTAACTCAAGCTATGGCGCTACCTACTACCCATGGGTCCAGATCAGAGACACCATTACTGGTCAGTTGCTATGGGCTCCTCCTTCAGTGGCTGCTGTTGGCACACTCGCTTCTTCAGAAAGAGCTTCTGAAGTTTGGTTTGCACCAGCTGGCTTTAACAGAGGTGGCTTGACTGGTGGTGCTGCTGGCGTCCCAGTTGTTGCTGTCACCGAGAAGCTTACTTCTGAGGATAGAGACAAGCTATACGAGGCAAACATCAACCCAATCGCCTCATTCCCAAGCGAAGGAATCGTTGTCTTCGGCCAGAAGACCCTACAGGTCACACCTTCTGCCCTTGACAGAATTAACGTTCGTCGTCTCATGATCTACATCAAGAGAGAGATTTCAAGAATTGCTTCCGGCATCTTGTTCGACCAGAACGTGCCAGCAACTTGGGCGAAATTCACGAATCAGGTTGAGCCACTTCTTGCAAGCGTCAAGTCTAGACTGGGACTTACAGAGTTCCGTGTTGTCTTGGACGAGACTACTACAACACCAGATCTTATCGATAGAAACATTCTATACGCCAAGATCTTCCTCAAGCCTGCGAGATCAATCGAGTTTATTGCAATCGACTTCAACATCACCAGAACAGGTGCTGCATTCGTTGATTAAAAAAGAAGTGTGGGCATTTTATCATGTCCACACTATTTAAGTTATAAGGGAGAACATAATAATGGGTTTCTGGACCGACGCTACACTACAAGATCCGAAGAGAGCATATAGATTTTTAATTACCTTGGGTACCATGGAGAATGGTGCGCAATGGTTTGCCAAGAGTGTGACAAAGCCAAGCTTTAGAATCACTGAGACAAGACACATGTTTCTGAATCACACTTTTTACTATCCTACTAGAACTGAGTGGGAGGCAATCAATTTAACGCTAGTTGATCCAGTTTCTCCTGACGCTGCCAACTCTACATTGGCTATTGTCAAAGCTTCCGGTTATGATCCTTCCCTCTTGACAAGAGCAGACTATGGTACTACAATGTCTAAGTCTGCTGCAATCGCTGCTCTTGGCGGTCTTAAAATTGAGCAGATTGATGCGAATAGTAATCCTATTGAAACTTGGAACCTTTGGAATCCGTTCATCACTAATGTTAAGTTCAGTGATCTAGGGTACGACAAGGAAGACATGTCTACAATTGACCTTACTATTCGATATGACTGGGCTTATCTAGAGGTTCCTGATGGTTCAATGGTTGGACCTATCACCAACGAGATCGTTGGTACAAACCAGACACTAGAGCAAGATACTTACTTCAAGCCCGGTACTTGATATATTAACTAGAGGTGTAAATGGCTAGAAATAACGGAGATCGCTTAGGCGCTCGGACTCCGCAAGCTCCGAGCCCTATGGCAGCCGCTCCGCAAAGTAATCCTATGTTGGCGTTCGCTACGCCAACTACTTTTGTTGATCTGCCTTCAAAAGGTGCCCACTACCCAGAGGGTCATCCTTTACATGGCAGAGATCAAATTGAAATTAAGTTTATGACAGCAAAGGAAGAAGATATTCTAACTTCACAAGCCCTGCTCAAGAAGGGTATTGCAATTGATAGAATGTTACAGAGTATTATTCTAGACCAATCAGTTAGAGTTGAAGATCTATTGGTTGGCGATAAGAACGCTCTTCTAATTGCAGCAAGAATAAGTGGTTATGGTAA